TGAAAGTTTATACAGAAGTAAACTATATCTGGAAAGATGATAAGTTAGTTCAGACTGATTCCAAGTCATTTGACTATGAAGGTGAACTAACATTATGTCACACACAAACAAAGCGAATAGGGAGTAAAAGATTTGGTCGAGATGTTAATATCCCACATACTCATGCATCAGTAAGTACAGTAGTTAATAAAGTAAAAGATACTGTAAGCAAAGGCCCGGGTGGAGATATAGGGAAAGTAGTTAATAAAGTTTATGGAGGTGATACAAAAGCGGCAGTTACTTCTGTTCAAGAAACATATAAAGATTTTGAAAACTCTTTTAATGATACTAAAGATGATGTTGCAGAAGTATTATTCAATCCTGTTAAAAAGAAACTAGAGGATACTGCTACATCAATTATAACAGCTAATAATAGTAATAATAGTGATACTAATAATTTAGAGTCGAACTATCATAGTGGTGATTCTTCTGCATCTACTGAAGCTGGAGGATATAAGAAAAATACACGTAGTAAACAATCCAGAGGTCAAATGAATTTAACATCTTCTAAGAGAAAAAGTCTTTTAACGTCATAAGGAGGTAATATGATGCCAAGAATGCCACGAGCACCTGTCATGAGGCCGTCAAAAGCTCCTACAGCAGATGAACTTCTTTATCCAGAGCAAACTACTGCGGTAGCGGTAGGACAGTCTAGTGAAGATGGAACTACTAGCACGACTGTAACTGACATGGCTACAGGAGAGACAAAGAGTCCTGGTGAGACTGAATGGACTCCCCCAAGCGAAGGTTGGGTTCCGCGCTTACCGTCTTGGCTCTCCAAAGCACCCAAGGAGGATGGTGGTAATATAGTACTTGGACGAAAGGAAGGTTGGGGCAAAAAAGCAGTATCTCATTCAGTAGATAATCCAGCTCCTACTTCCGGTAACAATGCGTCCGGTAACAATACGGTAACTACAAGTCCTTTTGATGATGATGATTCTGATCAAGAGTCGGCTGTAACCAATGCCGTCAATAATACCGTCAATAGTGCAACAGGAGTCTTAGGAGTTTATAGGCCAGATCAAACTAGCCCTAATCCCACATATGAAGAACCAACAAGTACATATCCCGGTACAAAAAATTATTATACCGCTACGGAGGAGAAACTTGCCGAAGGAGAAGAAAATTATGAGGATCAAGGTATAGATCAGTCACTACAAAGTCCTAGTGGATCTGGTTCTATTATATCTGGATCTAGTGGATCTAGTAGATCAAGTTCTACTGGTGGAGGTTATGGCAAAAAAAGAACAGCCCAACAATCTAGAGGACAAATGAACTTAACATCTGGTAGTAATAGAAGTATTTTAACATCGTAAAATATATGGCAGATCAAAATACAGATTTAGGTGCTGTAATTGACAGACACCACGAAAAACTAAAAAACAACCGCAGGGTATGGGAGCGTGAGTGGCAGGAAATGGCAGAATATGTCCTTCCTCATCGTTCTGATTTTACGACAACTCATTCAAAAGGTGATAATAGAATGGGTATGGCGTTTGAAGGTACAGCAATGCGATTATTGAAACGCTTTGCATCTAATATTCATAACGTCTTTACACCGATGGGTGCAGAATGGTTTCAATTAACTACAGGTATACCCGGATTAGATAAAAATCGTAATGTAGCTTTATGGTTAGACGAAGCTAGTAACATAATAAAACATCATATATCTAGACCTGCATCTAATTTTCAAAGTGCTGTATTCCAATATTATTTAGAAGCAGGATCATTTGGTACAGGTATTGTTTTTGTAGAAGATCAACCGGGATTTGGCCCTCGGTTCCGTAATTTCCCACTATCAGATTGTATTCTAGGTAGTGGAAGTGAAATGGAAATTGATACGATCTACAGAAACTACAAACAGACAGCAAAAGATTTAGTTTCAAGATTCGATCCACAAACTCTACCAGAACAAGTTGTAGAAAAAGGATTTGGAGATAAAATGCTGGATGAATACGATATTGTTCATGCAGTATTCCCTTCTTGGACAGTACAGAACTTCTTGCCTGAAGGGTTTATGAAACCTTTTGTGTCTATTCATTATCTGAAAGATAAAAAACAAATTTTAAATTTCAGTGGTTATGAAGAGATGCCTTATATATGTGCTAGATGGGAACGATCAGACAGGGAAATTTACGGAAGAGGGCCAACTTGGGAAATAATGCCAGATATTAGGCTTATTACTGAAGTTGATAGGACATATTTAAAGGCTGTTCAGAAATCGGTATCACCGCCTCTATTTGTACCGGATTCTGGACTCTTAGACCCCCTAGATACTACCCCGGATGCGATAAATTATTATTCCATCGGGCTAGGGGGCAAAGATATGATATTTGAAGCTCCTACAAATGCAAGACCAGATTATGCAGAGAAATTAAATGCAAAATGTACTGCCGCAATCAGGGAAGGTTATTTTCTTGACCTATTAGAACTACCCGGCCCTGTTGCTCCAGATGGTGATGTAATGCGGTTTAGTGCTACAGAAGTTTCTGCTCGTATGAGACAAAAAATGCCTATACTTGGGCCAATTCTTGCTAGACAGGAAGCAGAATTTCTTGATCCGCTAATTAGAAGAACAATTAATGTACTAATGAGGTCATATCAACTACCTGAAATGCCTCAAGAGATGGAAAATAACTTCAAAATAGAATATATAAATCCAGTTTCAATCGCAATGCGTTCAGGAGAGATAAATTCAATGAATCAGTTATTTGAGATGATTATGCCACTTGCTCAAATAGATCAGACTATACCAATGTACTTTAATACTCAGCAAATACTCTCAAATACTGCTGAAGTCTTACAAATACCTACATCGAATCTTAGAACAAAAGAAGAAGTTGATGCAATGGTTGCAGAACAGCAAAGACAACAACAAGAACAAGCTCAAATGCAACAAGCACAAGTTGCTGGTCAATTGAATGAATCAATGGCAAAAGCTGAATCACTTAGGTCAGAAGCGGCATGATTTCACGCTGGTTACAGGAAAAAGGAAAGCGTAAAAGTTTTAAAGAGGTCTTTAGTGGTGAAGAAGGGCAGGATGTGATTGCAATGCTTGCAAATGCACATTATGTCTTTCGTACTTCACATGCTAGTGACCCCTATACATCTGCATGGCAGGAAGGCCAAAGAACTGTAGTAATGGAGATTATTAATCTCGTTGGTGCAGATTTAGAAGCCATAAGGAAAAGAATTGACATGCAGGAACAAGCTCGTGTAGAAAGACGAGCGTAACCCTAACAATAAATAGATATGGCAGAAGAAATGGCTCCTGTAGAAGATTCAGGGCAAGCTGATATAGATTCTACTATTCAATTTAACGCATCCTCTATGCCAGTAGGCTTAAGGGATGAACCTAGTCTCCAAACATTTGACTCTGTAGACAAACTTGCTAAGTCCTACGTTAATGCAGTCAAAATGATAGGAGGAAACCCGGATAATCTCGTCTCCCTTCCACAAGAAGGAGAAAGTTGGGATGAAATCTATAATAAACTTGGAAGACCGGATCAAGCAAATGGTTATGATTTTGGTGAAGATGATGAAGGTGTATTGGATGATTTTAAAGATTTCGCACACCAGAATAATCTTACTCAAGATCAGGCAGATAACTTGTTAGGTCTTTTTGCAGAATTGCAAGAGGAAGATGCCCAAAATGAGGAAAAAGCTATAGAGGACTTAAAAGTTCAAACTACTATCGGACTCCAACGAGATTGGGGAAAGAATTATGATGGTAATTTGGATTATGCCCGAAGAGCTTATGCTCAATTTGGTACTCCTGAACTAACCGAAGCAATGGATAATTCTGGTTTTGGCAACCACCCTGAAGTGATCAAAGCCTTTTCAAAAGTCGGTCAGTTACTAGGAGAAGAAGCACTTGCGGTAGGTACAGGATTAGGTCGAAATCAAATGTCTCCGCAAACAGCGCAGGAAGAAATTCAGGCTCTTTATGCTGATAAGGATTTTTCAAAATCATACAGAGATAATCGTGATCCTAATCACAAAACTGCGATGAATAAAATGGATAGGCTATTTAAACAAGCGTATCCACAACAAAAAAGAGTACGATAATATCACCCCTCCATAGTGGAGGATAAAGCCGAACAAGAGATAATAAACAGACAAGCACTTGCCCTGTTGAAATATCTTTTGAGACCCTTTATGGACAATCTCTAGGTAAGAGTGAGTATAACTTTATGCACATAACGTGCATGAGATTTCTATAAAAGGTACAACATGGCTAATTTTTATGATATTGAAACGTCCTATATACATCGCTATTCTGCTGATGTATTACATGCGCTTCAACAAAAGACTACCCGGTTACGTAACTTTGTAACCAATAAGCCAAACTGTCAAGGTGTTGCCGAGTTCATTGATAAGATC